TCGAATCTCGAAACATCATAGCCACCCATATGTAATTCTTCGAAATAATCTCCCTCACAAATCGGATGATTATTAATTACTATTTTTGTCTCAACACATAAGTTCTGAAATTCTTTTAGTGTTTTACTATTGGCTCTGAATTTACGCATTTTAACGTCTGAATCGCAAAATAATTTAACTGGTTTCAATAGTTCTTTTCCAAATTTTTCATTGTTACTATTGCAATCTTCAACATATAGGCGAATATTACTTTTGTTTACATCCGTGAATGGCACATTAATTTGACCAGTTCCTGAAATATGATATTCTTCGCCGACAATGCCCTTGTCTTTAAAAAATGTGTTTATCAATTTCTGACGCTCTTTCGCATGTATTCGGTAATCGGAAATTTCCTTTAAGAACTGCTCGTTCGTTACAATATAGAATTTTTCCATATAACTCCTTTCTCAATCTCCGATTACTTCAAGTTCATGATCCATCATTGGATTGTAATCATCGAAATCGTAATCACCTATTGACTTTTCCGGTGAATATGCGGATTCCCTTACGCAACACGGAACATCGTCGCCTTCCAATGTAACAACAATTTCCCCTGGTTTAAAAAAGTCATAGCTATCTTCAATAACTCTGCATCTTGTTCCTGCTTTCATGTTTTTATGCTCCTTTCAGAACGGACAAAGATTAAGATTAACTTCCAATCCTTTCCTTGCCACGTAAACATTTGCTCCATATTCAATTGTTTTTTTCGTCTCTTCTGTGAATAGTGCGGGATTTCCGCTTTTATCTGATAAGTGAATTAGAACCACATTTAACAACATGGGGTTATCGTTAGTAGAAATAAATTTAAGTGCCGTATCAAGGCTCATATGACCTCGCAGGCGATGTTCATAGTTCGGCTCGTCCCGGTTTACAAACTGCATATCGTAGTTAGCTTCCACCATGATATGCTCAATGTTCAGTTTTGAAAAATTGTACTTGCAGTATTCCAAGTCAGTCATGAACAACAACTGCCCCATTTCCTCATGCTTGATTAAATAGCCGTAGCACTCAATTTCTGTGTCATGTGGTACATTGAATGGCGTTACCGAAAAACTGCCAATTTGCCGTGCTGTACGTGGTGGAATAGCTATTGTACGTTCTCCGGTAATGGTTTCCAATGCTGTCTGCGTTTCAAAAGCTGTGTAAACTGGAATACCGGATTGCATGAAGTCTTTTATGTACCGTGCATGGTCTCCGTGTTCGTGGCTCACAATACAACCAACCACGTTTGAGATTTTCCATTCAATCATTTTCTTGAAATCAAGAAATTTGCAACCTGCTTCAATCGCAAGGATTTCTCCATTGTCTGCAATTAAAGCGTAGGAATTACCCAAACTTCCGGAACCACAACATCTTAAGAGCATTAAACCACCTCACTTTCAATACTTAACTGCCCCGAAACAATCTTTGAATATTCTTTTGCTAAATCTTCAAGCGTTATCTTCGGGACTGTAATATTCATTACATTGTCTTTTCCATATTCATCAATGTATTTCTGAATCCACCATGCTTCAATATTGTTTAGATACTCTTGTGATTTAACACGAACCTCTGTAATGGTCTCAAATACAAGGTCTGTAATATGACCTTTCAAACCGCTCTTAACGTGTTCCTGCCACCGGAAGAATGGCATATATACCGTTTGTCCTATGTAGTGCATATTGGTCTTTCTGTTATAAATATGGTAAATATATCCATATACACCACCATTGCTCTCATATCCCTCTCTGGTTTGAAATTCTCCCTCATAATACGGATTGATTTTGCTACTTGTTTCCGATTTGCAACTATACGAGCAGAAGCAATATCTTTCTCCATTGTCCGTTACCATATAAGGGAAATCTTTCAATTTGCCCTTGATAGGCTTGTGGCAGTTAAAACAAATGGTGTCAATTTCCACATTGAACCTGTCATAAAAGAATTGGTTGCTATCAATAACAATAGCGTATATACCGCTATTCTTCCGTGGCTTTGCAAACCTTGAAACTCCACTTTTCTCCTTGATTGTATTCTTTGCTTCTTCTCTGGACATGCCCTCTCCGCACAAATAGTATTCATCAAGGAGCGTTCCCCTGCGTGCTTCCCACACATCTATGTCTGTATATTCTTTAAGTTCTTCATCTGTTTTGTAATCATAAATGCGTACCCAGTAGTAATTCATGGAAAGAACTCCTCCCTTACATCAACAATCTGTCTCGTCTGTCCCAACAACGCCCGATTATGCCTTGCCCTCTGCTCATTGTCACAAATAAACTGCTTGCAGATTTCCGGTCGCACCGGATAGATTCTGCATTTCTCACAACTCTTATCTGTATCAAGAAAAGGGCATGTCATATCGTACGGTCGTTTCACAGTAGGAAGCAGGTGCTTGCATTCTTTGATATGGTTCTTACGGACATATCTGTGAATGGCATCCACTTCTTTTCTGCTCATCGGTAAGAGGTTGGAACAGCAGTTACCGCATTGGCTACATTTTCCGTCTTTGCAAAAGTTGTAAATATTATCTTCCATGCCTTTCTGCACGAACTCTAAATAAGATGAAACTTCCATAGGCTACTCCAATTCTTCCTCTGCCGGGAACTGAAAATATCCATTCAAATTATTAAACTCCACACGATTGCCAGAATCTCTTACCATAACAGTTCCGAAACCGCCTTTCATAAGTTCTTTCATTTCTTTTTCAAAATCCTGCGATACCTCTGCATTGGTGATAAATCGACCTGTATATGCAGTTCTAAGCAATTCCATAGCTTTCTTGGCTTTTTCTTCCGAATTGTATTCAGCCATTTTTGCTGCCGTCATAGAGCTGTTATAGCAATAAATAGCCGCATGCTCAACACCGTCATATTCCCCAACTGCCATAGAAAAAGAACTGATTTCATACGGTACATCAATTGTGCCGTCCTGCGATATAACTCTCATGGCAACCTCCTAATCTTTCATAAAGTCCGGCAAATTCTCGTCATTCTCTGCCGATTCAACAACTTCCGCTTCGACTGCTGCGCTTTCAACTTCTTTTGCTTCCGCATCTACAACAAAATCCTCTGAATTGGCGTTCTCGGCAATTTCTTCCTGCGTCTGCTGATAAGTTTCATCCATCTGCATAAGTGACTGTGTAGCCATAGCGTTAAGGTCTTTCGGATGCTTCTTGATTGCATTATTACGCATCTTGCGGACAATCATAGCTTCGGAAGTTTCTTTCCACGCCGCACTCATATAAGGTCTTGCCACTTCACAAGCAAGCATATCTTCCAATGTTTTGCATTCAAGAAGAGCCTTTATAATTTCATCTTTCTTAGACTTAATTTCTGCTTTCTGTTTATCGGTCGCCTTGCGCTTATTCTCACAGATGCCGAATGTTTCATTCAAAAGATTGTTGCGTACATGAGCCAAAAGATTTCCTTTCACGCCTTCACGTTCCGCAATCATGTATTCAATCTTTCCCCCATCCATCTCAACCGGATAAACGACACGTATTACTTTCTGCGACAATCCTTTTTCTTCCCATTCTGGCGGAGTAATCTCGACACCTTTATGTTTCGGGTATGTAAATTCATCTCCTTCTTTCACAAGCCATACCGGATAAACCTTTTTAACACCAACACCGAAATTACGGAGAAGTGCATCGTTTCCGTCTCCCTCAATACCCATTTCAACCTCTTTATACCAATTTCCATTAGCATCCTGCTTATTTCTTAACTGAAAATAGCACTCTCTCGGAACGGCATTTGCATTAAGTTTAAGACTAGAAACCTGCCCGATAACCTGTCTCAAATTAGAACCATTCAGATTTTCCATAGCCGCCTTATTCGATGTAACAAGGTTGTAAATAGCACTCATAGATGCCATAACGCACTGTTTGGAATAATCATCAAAGGCAAGTCCATGTTCTGCGAAATCACGCTCCATAAGTCCGGTATACTGATTTGCATAAAATGAAAGTCTTGTATTCATTTCCTGCTTAACTGCAACTTCCTGTTTCTTTGTTTCTGCCATAATTACTTTTCCTCGCTTTCTTCAAATTTCTTCACAATCGCCACCTTATCAGCGCCATAGGTTTCCACCCACTTCATATCCACAGATTCATCCGTAACCGTCAGCTTTGCACCCTTGGCATTTACAACCGTGTCACCAGCTTTCACGGAATCCTCGGTGTAGTATGTATAGCTTCTGGTGCTGTTTAGAAATTTTGCTTTGATATAATTCATTCTGATACCTCCAAAAATTAGTCTTCCGGTTGCTTGAAGGAAACACTTATTGGCATCTTCCAAGAGGATTCTGCAATGCCAGAAAGTGTTTTCAAAAATGATGCCGCAACATTTTCTTTAAAATTTGTACTCTGTAACTGTTTTCTGATTTCTTTTGCAAATTCCTCTCTGTTCTCATTGATGTACTTTTCAATTTCCTCTTTTACTGTTTTTTCAATAGTATTTTTTGCAAGCCAATCAAAGTATGGGATTGAACGCCAAGAATCCTTTTTCACGAACTCGCCCTTGCTGTCCACATACTTATCTGTCATCTCATGAATAGCATCACGAACTACAATTTCCGGATTTCCCAATGCTTTTACAATTCCTGCATTTACTTCTTCTCTAACTGCCGCTTTAATAATTTCATCACTAATGTTCAAACTCATCATATTAGCCATTTATTTTTTCTCTCTTTCCTTTATTTCTCATATCTTTCTCACAATATGGAAGAGAACAATGTCCGGATTCCGCAAAACCCATGAACCCTCTCTTACTTGCACTCTTCCAACGCTTGCATGACATACACCGTGCATCCGGCTGTGTGACGTTGTTCCCGATTCCTACTCTTGACATTCGGCGCCCTCGCTTTCTGCATTGTTAATTGGCATATCCAATGTAACCGCAACATCTCTGATAAACTCGTCCGGAATATAGATTCCTGCCTGCACGCATATCGCATACTGTACCTTTGCGATACTCGCAATATCAGAACCTTGCTTTTCCATCGTCTTTGTCAGAACTTTCAGCAGATTAGCCACGCCGCCATG